GCGCGTGAAGATCGGGCCTATGGACCTCGAGCGGGCAGTGACCGACGCCAAGTCGTCATCCTCGCTGAGGGCCACATCCTACGGCGCCCGCTTCGCCGAGCTCGCCCGGCTCAACTTCGCGGGCGGGACGGTCATCTGATGGCGACCGTCCTCGACGAGATCTTCGTGCCACTGGCGCTGGAGATGGTGGGGCAGTTCGGCAAGGTGGTGTCTCACGATCCTGTCGGCGGCGAGGCAGACCAGGACGTCCATGCGCTCATCGAGGCGCCGGAGCCCAGCGACTTCCCCGGCGCCCTGGTGGCCAAGGGTGCGCGCAAGCTCTCCATCGCGGGCGCGGAGTTCGACACGGCCCCGAAGTACGGCGACCGCTTCACCATCGACGGCCGCGCCTACACCGTGCCCGAGAAGGGCGTGGCCCCGATCTACTCGGGCGAGCAGGTGGCCCTCTATCTCATCCTGGCGGCTTACTGATGGGCCCGTGCGAACTGAAGGTCAGCCAGTGGATCGAGCGGACCATGGGTGATGGTGGCGACGCCGAGCAGGCCGTCCGCAGGATCGTGCTGGAGGTCTGGGGGCGGATCATCGTCCGCTCGCCCGTGGACACCGGCCGCTTCCACGCGAATTGGATCTATTCCGTCAACGCCACTGTGGGCGGGGTGGTGCAGGTCTCGGGGACGACCGAGGCCCCCGCCGCTCCGGCCGAGCCGCCGACGCTGCCCGCCGGCCAGGTGCTGGAGCGTGTGCACTTCATCCAGAACAACCTGCCCTACGCCCGGCGGCTTGAGGACGGCTATTCCAGCCAGGCCCCAACCGGGATGGTCGCGCTGACCCTGCGCGAGTTCGCGGGCATTGCCGACGAAGCGGCCCGGAGCGTCCACCGATGAGCCTGACAGCGATCCGCGCGGCGCTGGAGGGGCGTCTGGCGCTTATGTCGCCCGCGCTCGCGACGCAGACCGAGAACGCCCATTTCGAGCCGCCTGGAGCCGACACACCCTATCAGCAGGCGTGGCTCCTGCCGGCGCAGCCCGACAACCCCGAGCAGGGGAGCGGCTACTACCGCGAGCAAGGCATCTTCAAGGTGCGGCTCTGCTATCCTTTCCGCGACGGGCCTGAGGACGCAGAGGAACGCGCCGAAGCCCTGCGCGAGCACTTCCACCGAGGCTTGTCCCTGTCGTCGGGCGGGACGGTCGTGACCATCGACCTCACGCCCACGATCAACCCGCCCGTCATCGAGCCGGATCGCTACGTCCGGCCCGTCGACATCCCCTGGTTCGCCCAGGTCTTCCGCTGACCGGGTCTCCGGTCACCTCCACCCACAATCTGATCGGAGATCGCCATGGCCGTCGCTCAGGGCGCCAAGAAGACGCTTGCCTACAAGGCTCAGTCCGCGCAGGGGGCCGCCGCCACCGGCGCGGGCGGCCAGCTCCTACGCCGCCGCACCTCGGCCATCCGAGCCGAGCGCGCGACCTACCAGAACGACGAGATCACCTCCCACCGCCAGTCCACGGGCGCGACGGCGGGCGTGAAGGGGGCGTCGATCCCCTATCGCGGCCTGCTCTCGCCGCGGACGTTCCAGGACATCTTCGCCGCGGCCCTGATGAAGGCCTGGGCGGCGACGTCCAACATCACCGGCCTGTCGCTCACCATCGCGGCCTCGGGTTCGAACTACACGATCACCCGCGGCTCGGGGGACTTCCTCACGGGCGGGATCAAGAAGTACGACGTCATCCGCATCACGGCCGGAACGTTCGCCGCGGCCAACCTGGACAAGAACCTGCTCGTGCTGGGCGTGACGGCCACCGTGCTCACGGTGCGCGCCGTGAACGGATCCGCGCTCACGGCGCAAGGCCCCGTCGGCTCCGCGACCATCGCGGTCCCCGGCAAGAAGCTCTGGGTTCCGACGTCCGGCCACACCGACGTCTGGTTCACCTTCGAGGAGTGGTACTCGGACCTGTCGAAGTCGGAACGGTCGGTCGACACCAAGCCGGGCCAGATCCAGATCGGGCTTCCGGCCACCGGCAACGCCACCTGCGACATCGACTTCGTGGCCCTGCAGCGCACGCGCGACACCTCGCAGTCGCTGACCTCGCCGTCGGCGGAGACCACCACGCGCGTTCTTCAAGCGGTGAACGGCCTGATCGTCGTCAACGGCGTCGTGACCCCGCTCACCGGAGGCCAGATCACCATCAACCCGGGCAACGCACCCGGCGAAGACGAGACCGGCACCAACGTGCGCTCCAGCATGGCGCAGGGCGACGTGGCGGTGTCGGGCCAGTTCTCGGCCAAGTTCACCGACACGCTGCTGCAGGACGCCTACGACAATCAGTCCGACATCGACCTCGTGCTGATGGCCTCCACCAGCGGCGAGGATGACGCCGACTTCATGACGTTCGTGCTCAACTCGCTGAACCTCTTCGGCGACGAGCCCGACGACGGGAAGAAGGAGATCATCCGCACCTACCCGTTCACGGCGAAGATCCCCGAGACCGGCGGCGCGTCGCTCGCCAACCACCAGACGATCATTTCGATCCAGGACAGCCAGGCCAACGCCTAAGGCCGGCGCCCGAAACCTCTTTCCCCAACTCTACAGGCCGGGTCGCGCCCGCCTGCTTTTTCGGAGCACACGCCGATGACCAAGCCCGCCGTTTCGTTCGCCTCGCTGAACCAGCGCAAGGCCCACGAGGTCGCCCACAAGTTCAAGCCGACCCAGCCGGACGGCACGCCCTACGACTTCACGCTGCACGTCCTTGGGCAGCACTCGGAGTCGGCGGCGAAGGAGACGAGCCGGCTGGTGAACGAGCGCCGCGCGCAGGAAGCGGCCCGGGAGGCCGGCTCGACCGATCAGACCTTCACCCCGTTCGAGGATGATGTGCGCTTTGGTCAGCGCCTCGCAGCCGCCCGCATCTGCGGCTGGGACGACCTCGACGTCGAGTACACCCCGGAGCGTGCGGTCGAGCTCTGCCAGATGAACCCTGACATCGCGCGTCAGGCCCTGGCGAAGTCGAACACTGGCGCGCTTTTTACGCCCGCCTCGCCGAAGGCCTGAGCGCCTACGCCGAGGCCTACTTCCGGCTGAGCCGTCAGGTCGACAACGGCGCCGGCGGCAAGTGCTCATATCGGGCCCTGGTGGAAAGCCTCGCCCGGCAGGGGGACTTGGGCGCGCAGGCGGAGTTGGCGAACCAGCCGGCGCTCCCCCGCCACGCCGCCTACCTCTGGCGATATTTCCTCGAGCTGGACGCCACTCGCACCTCGAGCGGCTTTGGCCCCAACCCGATCACGCGCCTTGAAATCCGGCTCTGGCAGGAAGACGAGGGCGTGCATTTGGACCCTTGGGAGCGCCTGGCGCTGCTCAAGGTCGACGCGCTCTACCTGAAATCCCTCAACCCAACCGACGACCCTGAAGAGGAGGCCGAAGAGTGACGGAATTTGCCTCCCTGGTCGCCACCATCGAAGCCGGCGGCGCGGTCTCCGCTCGCCAGCAGATGGACGAGTTCGCCGGCGCGACCGGCCGGGCCGAGTCCGCGACCGAAGCCCTCGCGGCAGAGGCGCGGGCAGCGATGACGGGTCTGGGAGGGCTCGGAGCCGTGGTTGACGACGCGGCCGGCGCCGATGTCCGGCTTGCCCGCGAGGCCCTCGAGGCCGAGGCCGCGATCAAGCGCCAAGGGCAGGCGGCGCTCCAGGCGGCGGGGCACTTCGACGCCCTCTATGACCAGTACCGCAACGCACCCGTCCATGACTTCGTGACGCAGTACGCGGCGGGCGCGACGGCCATCGGAAGGGTGGATGCGGCTCAGATGAAGGCTGTGGGCTCGTCGAAGGCGCTGACGCAGGCGGGCCTTGGACTGTCCCGCCAGTTCGCTGACGTGGGTGTGTCGCTGGCCGGCGGCATCTCGCCGATGATGGTGCTCATTCAGCAAGGCCCGCAGATCGCCGACGTCTTTGGTCAGGCCAAGCAGCAAGGCCTCGGCTTCGGCGCGATGATGAAGGGCCTCGTCGGGACCATCAACCCGGTGACGCTCGGGATCGCGGCCGTGGGCGCTGCGGCTGTGGCGGGCTTCGGGGTGTTCGCCAGCGAGGTCGACAAGAACACCAAGCACGCCACGTCGTGGGGCGACACGTGGAACGCCACGATCAAGGTGGTCGGCAAGGCCATCATGGAAGGCCCGATCGGCGACGGCCTGAAGTGGCTGGGCGGCGCCTTCTCCAAGACCCTCGATGCGATCGTCGATGGGGTGATGTGGTTCGTTGACGAGATCGTGGGCCACTTCGGCGCGGCCTACCAGCTCATCGTGAAGAACTGGCAGCGCCTGCCCGAGGTGTTCGGGGTGATCATCCAGGGCGCAGCCAACATCGTGATCCGAGGCGTCGAGGGTCTGGTCAACGGCGCGATCAAGGGCATCAACTACCTGCTGAAGGCCGCGGGCAAGGAGACCATCGCCCTCGTCGACCTTCCCGAGATCAAGATCGCGAACGCCAAACTGGCGGCCGACTACGACAAGACGGTGAACTCCATCAAGGCCAGCTTCAGGAAGGGCCGCGAGGGTCTCCTCGACGACATCGCCAAGCAGGCCGACAAGGAATACCTGGCCCGCCAGAAGGCCAAGAAGGCCGCGAAAGAACACGCCGCCGCCCGCGACGAAGCCGCCGAAGCGGCGAAGCGCGAGGCCGACGCGTTGGCGCAGGCGGCAACGGATGGGCTCAACTTCGCAGCGGCCCTGCGCACCGAGGCGGCCGAGATGGGGCTCAGTACGCGAGAACTCAAACTCCGCAATATCGCGCTTCAGGAGATGGTCGCGATTGCAAACGGCCTGCCGCAGGTGGCGGCCGAGATTCGCGCGGCGGGCAAGGAATGGGAAGCGGCCTTTGACGCCGAGCAGCTCAAGGCGGTGCTGAAGGACATGGAGGCCGCGCTAGAGGCGCGGTTGGATGCCCTCGACGACGTTCCCGACAAGGTTGACCGCGCCATCAAGGCGGCCGAGAAGCTGGCCGACGCCTTTGACAGTGTCGCTAGTTCCTTCGACGGCATCGTGGGCGCGTTCAAGAGCGGCGACTTCAGCCGCCTGGCGCAGGACATCCTACGCCTCGCCGAGAGCATCAAGAACGCCTTCAAGCAAGGTGGCTTCGCCGGTGGGCTTGGCGCGCTTGCAGGGGCC